TAAAGACGAGTAGTCAACTTAAAGACGAGTAGTCAACTTAAAGACGAGTAGTCAACTTAAAGACGAGTAGTCAACTTAAAGACGAGTAGTCAACTTAAAGACGAGTAGTCAACTTAAAGACAAGTAGTCAACTTAAAGACGAGTAGTCAACTTAAACCAATCCTAACTCGGGAATGCAAGTTTTTCCATTGACCTGTTTGGCTTTAGCAATGATAGCCGGGTCCACCTTTCCTTCTAAAATGTCCTCCGTCTTATACACGTTGTTGAATTTGTCAATGTAGTAAACAATTCCCATAATATTGGTAGCAACCACGTCAATTTTTTTGGTGCAAACTCCACATGCATCATTAGCCAAACCATGTGGAGCACCTTTTGAATGGGTTCCACAAAACTCAAATCCATCTTTACGTTTGCGGGTGCATTGCTTGTTGTCGGCGCGTTTAGCATTGCAACGATTTTGAGTGGGGATGGAATTCTGGATGCGTTTTCGTTTTGACAAATCGTCTTTGCTAAATAGAAGGCGGTCATAATCGTAAACATATTCGAGCAGTTCATTGATTTTTGATTTTTCGTCAAATTTTAGGTCAATTGCCTTGGTGCGAATGCTGTCCTTGAATCTAGTAATGAACTCCTCTGATTTTGAATTTAATTTCTTTTCCATTTTGTTATTTTGTGCATAACAGCATAACAAAAAATTTTTTTTCAATTTTATGATTATTTGTTTTCATTGAAAAAGTTGTGAAGCAGATAATCTGGGTTGTGATTATTTACATCTCCATCAATTAGTTGAATGGATTCGTATATTTTTCTTAAAACATCGTTGGGTGCGCTAGACCCAGCTTTGATGAACCCCTTTTTAACAAGGGTTTTTCGGATTTCATCAATGGGTGTTTGTTTCAATAAGTAAGATTTGGTAGTGACATTTGTGCGAATGGTTTTATTCGGAAGAAGAACACCAACTTGGGGTCTGTATTTGTCTCTACCGACTCGATAAGTTCTTCGCAAAAGTTTTTTATACTTTTTCTGTTTTTTTACTAAATTTTTTGTTTTTGCTTCGATTTCTTTTTGTTTTAATTTTTCGATTAACAATAGTTCAGTGGGGCTTTTAATACGTTCAACGACAACTTGTTGAGGCGGATGCAGATGCGGAGGCGGTGCTTCTGACGCTTTTACAGTTTTATTGTGATATGACCGATACGTCGGCAAAGAACCATTTTTCAAACAACCAAATGTTGGTGCGGGTGCAATAACAGGTTTTTGTGCTACATAAGAGGAGACATGTGTAGTAGGGACAGTTACAGGTGTAGGCACCAACATGTTCTCTCCAGGTTCATCAATATTAACAGGTATTAAATTAGTGTCATTGGTTACACGAAAACTATTTTCAACGGAAGCATTATGGTTTTTAATAGTTTCATTTAATTTTGTTTCTTTGTGTTTTTTTGCAATTTTTTCCATAAATTCAATAGAATCTTTGAAATTGTCTTCAAATTTATCTGCCAAATTTGTAACTTTTATTTTGTCTTCTAACAATTCACTGTATTTTTGCTCCTGATGTTTGCGGATTTCTTTCAAAACATTATTTCGAATTGATTTATTTGAAGTTTTTTTTTCACTTTTTATTTTGATAGGTTTGTCCGGTTTTTTCCGTTTTTGTGTTTTGGAAGGGATTTTAAATAATTCTTCATTATATTTTACAAGTCGAATATTACTGTTACTCATAATACAATATTATATATATAATATTAGGTTAAACTGACGCTTACATAAACATGGATGACAATACTTTCTGCGATTTTTTCAAAGAATATTCTCTCGTGTTTTCTTTATTTTTCATGAAGATTTCATATCCGCCATTCAAATCGGCGAGTTCAATTACTTTTTTTTCACACTCGGCTTTTCCATAGACCCGTTTGCTATGTGCAATCTTCACCTTGAACAGGAGAGATTCGACATCTCTCCCAAAACCACTAAAACTGTCATAATTCTTTTGGAACCATTTCTCTCCATCTATGTTTCCTATTTTCCATTTACAATCGTCCACCTTTTTCTTGAAAATTTCCCAAAGGTCTTTTGCAACATAGTTGTCAATTTTAAACCGCCAAACAAATCTGGAATCCAATCCTGAATTGAGAGAGAAAAATTGCGCATTCAGTTCATTCTCATATCCGGCGACAATCACCATAATATTATCTTTTTGGTCGCTCAATGCCTCGCACAAAGTATCAACACACTCTTTGGAAAAATTGTCGTCCCCGAGAGAATATGCCTCATCAATAAATAAAACGCCCCCTAAACATTGGTTTACAAGTGCCTTGGTTTTGATAGCAGTTTGTCCCAGATATCCGGCAATCATGTCGGACCGAGTTGCTTTTTTGAAAGGGATTGTTCCACTGGCATCTTGTGGTTTGGAAATCACTCCCATCTTGGAGTATATGGTTCCAAGTATTTTGGCAACTTCCGTTTTGCCGGTTCCGGGCGGGCCCATGATAACGGTGTGTTTATAATCGTCGACCCCGTTATGGAACCCCTGTAAATAATAGAGAAGTTGGTCCAACACGTTTTTTTTCAAAGTTTGCATTCCAACCATTTCATTCAATTCGCAAAGTTCTTTATGAATGGCGTGTATCATTTTTAAATTAATGTTGTAATCTACGTTTTCTTGAAAAGGATTTTCGTCGGCAATTTGAATCAAGTCCGCAATAGAATTGAGAGAAAAATCGAGCTGCACATATTTTCTCTCTTCCACATCCATATGAACAACTTCGTGTTCTTTTTGCCAATCCTCATATAAATGCAAAATATTCACTTTGGGTTGATGATATAAAAAATTTGTGGAAGTGGCATACAAAAAATTATGATAATCGTAGAAAGAAAGATGCGTTTTTTTCTTGTAGTAACTCATGAATTTATTAAACTCAATGCATTTGGGTGTTCCAATCATTGTATTTATAGTAAAAATAAATAATCTTTAACTATGTAAAAATAAATAATCTTTAACTATATAAAAATAAAAACCATATTAAAATATATTATTTAATTTGTCTGTAATTCGTGAAGTTCTTGCCAAATATGAGCCAATACAAGCGGTTCTCTATGGGTCTCGTGCAACCGGGTCTTATAAACCATCCAGTGATTATGATATCATGGTGTTTTTCAAGAGGTCCAAATTCCCACACAGGGAGTCCGAAGAAGACCGATTTGCACGGTTTTACAAGATGGCATGCGAATTAAAAGAGGCGTTGGGGAAACCAGTGGATTTGGTTGTTATGAAATACAATGGCAAATGGACAAACACGCATTCCGAACGCGACACCTTGTTTTTTAACCAGGTCCGATGCGAAGCCATAAAAATATTTGATTATAGCGGAAGCGCCGAAATGTGCGAGATGTCTGAAAAAATCGGACTGTATAAATCAAAATAATATAAAAATTGAACTTTTTATATTGTTAGTAGACAAAAGAATAAAAATGGAAAATAATAACTTAAAAATGTCGACTCAAGAAGAACAAAAACCAAAGAGAACTTACAAGAAGAAGGTCGTTGACCCCAATGTCGTTGTTAAACCAAAGGCCAAAAAACAGACAAAACTTGACACAACAAAACAACTGGAGGAAATCATCATGGGTGAAATGAAAGTGGAAGATGAAATCAAGAAAATTATGGACAAAAACATGAAAAATCCCGACAACGAGGTTTTGGCACATTTGGGACAATATATTGAAGAACCTTTCAAAATCATTGAGTCATATTTCAATGGCAATCACTCCTCCTGTCTTGTCCGTCACCAGTTGGAATCTTACAACGATTGCATCCACCGTCAAATCCCGCAAACAATCCAGATGTTTAATCCTGTTTGGGTTCGTTCGGATAAGGATGTGTTGCCAAATTCTGACAAATATTCGCTGGAAGTTGAAATCACATTCACCAATTTGAAACTGTATCCTCCGCAGATATACGAGAACAATGGTGCAACCAAATTGATGATGCCGAACGAAGCCAAGTTGAGAAATGTCACTTACGCATCCAACATGACAATTGACATAAATATCACATACCATATTCGCGACAGCGAAGACATTGAAAAGCCACGCACAATTACAAGTGTTATTCCAAAAATTAGCATTGGAAAATTCCCTATCATGGTGAAATCCGTGATTTGCGTTCTTACCCAAAACAACCATATCAATCCTGTTTCGGTTGGCGAATGCGCATTTGACCATGGTGGATACTTTATCATCAAAGGCTCGGAGAAAACCGTTCTGCAACAGGAGCGCGCGGCGCAAAACACCGTTTACTGTTACGACGGCAAAAACACATCCAAATGCAGTTGGTATGCGGAAATCAAATCCGTGCCAGATTACAAATGCATCTCACCGAAACAGGTTGAGATTGAGGTGGCAAGCAAGAATAATGGTTATGGCTATCCACTGAAAGTTGTAATTCCGCGTGTGCGCGAATCCATTGATTTGTTTGTAGTGTTTCGCGCACTCGGTGTGACATCGGACAAAGAAATCTGCGAACACATATTGTTAAATATAGACAGCGAATCGCACACCGAAATATTGGAATTCTTAAACGCGTCCATCATCGAATCGAATTCGTGCATGACCAAAGAGGATTCACTAAAACGCATTACATCGTATGTTGCATTCACGCCGATAAATATGGACAAGGAACAGGGGTCTAAGAAGAAGCGCGATTTCACAATGGATGTTTTAAACAACGACTTGTTCCCCCACTGCAAAACACCCCAGCAAAAGATATATTTTCTAGGTTACATGGTGAATCGTCTGATTCAAACCGCGCTTGGTTGGATAAAACCTTCTGACCGCGATTCCTATGTGAATAAGCGAATTGACATGACTGGAACACTTTTGAACAATTTGTTCAGAAACTATTTCAACAAGTTGGTGAAGGAGATGCAGAAGCATATTGTCAAGGAAATCAATGCGGGTTCGTGGCGGTCCAATGAGGACTATCAAAGCATTATTAACCCCGGAAACATTTGCAAAATGGTGAAATCAACCACAATAGAGACCGGTATTAATCGCGCGTTAGCGACGGGTGATTTCAGTATCAAGCAGAGCAACAGCAGTAAAGTGGGCGTGGCACAAGTGGTGAATCGTTTGACGACGGCGGCCACACTCAGTCATATGCGACGCATCAATACGCCCATTGACAAATCGGGTGAGTTAATTGAACCGAGAAAGTTGCACGGGACGACGTGGGGTTATTTATGCTGCGCAGAAACTCCGGAGGGCCAATCCATTGGCGTTGTAAAAAGCATCAGTGTTTTGGCCCATCTCACAATTACGACAAACAGTTCATCTTTATACACATACGTCGAACCATTCATAAACTCCTTGAACACGGCTTCGCCAAAAGAACTATTCGACAAAGTCAAAGTATTTGTAAACGGATGTTGGGTGGGAGTAACGGATAATCCAGTAGAATTATACACAGAAATGAAGGAGAAGAAATACAAGGGCATTGTGAATATATACACGTCGATTGTATTTGACTATAAGATGATGGAAATCCGCATTTGCAATGACGCCGGCAGAATGGTGCGACCCTTGTTGCGCGTGAAAGACAGACAAGCGCTTATCACAATGGATATTATCAATCG